ACAAAATCGCTCGAAAAAGAAAGCTTGAATCCGTTTCGCTTTATTCAATTGATAGACGATCATTTTATATGCCATCAGTCTCAATTGAAGTTTACAGTAGGGAGAGACCAACTTTATTGTTGTTGACTCACCGCTTCTGGCCTTCGAGCGAAACAATTCCGAGAGATTACGAATACGACCAAACAGTCACACTGTACGGTCGTTTCAACAACGAGGAGGAGACTCTCATCCTTTGCATATCACGTTGCAATACCTGTGACTTCTGGTGTGTCTTAGGAGATTCAAACCTTCCAGGCATCGAGATTTGGGATAGCGCACTTAGTTGTTTCGCTAACGCCGAAGACTGTACTCTTAGTGGACAGTGCTCTGCCTGTAGAAACCCTCCAGTTGAAGAAGACGCGGATTCCGACTCAAGTGAGGAATACCAAAGCTTAGGAAACCGCACCGTGATCAGAGACAGTGGCCCAGAAGGCTACTGGTCGGAATCTTCAGACGACGAAGACCACACACGAGCTGCATATAGTCCCTGCGACTACGAAGGTAACCTCGTACGGTTGTTTCAACTACAAAGCATTCAGCCTCTTCAAGAAGGAGACGATCAAGAATGAATACCGACACTATTCGAGCAATCTTCCTATACTGGATGAGCCTAGCTTTGAGCATGGCGGCGGTGGTCCAACTGGAAACAAAGGTGGACTTATCAAACCACCAGTCGTTAGTTATGACGACAGCCATCTTGCTGCCCGCACTGAGCGTGCTGTTCGGCTTGCGCGTCTGGCGAAGATGGAAGGTTGTGATAGTGAAGGAGGTGAACCCGCGAGAGGTGATAAACTTAGTGGGGGAGCCTTTCCTTGATCCTGTGCGAGGTGTGTTGATGAATGGGATCTCCACTTCAGGAGGAACTTTTGAAGTGTTGATAGAACCCAAGTGGTGGCATTTATTCCCCCGTTCTGCCATATCTAAGGATGGGGAGAAGGAGTGTGCCATATTCAACGCCGGATATAGCAGCGTACTACCAGGCACAGAACCCACATCACTTGTGATGTTGAAAGCTAAAGATCTGGCTGTGGGTTTCGGGGCTAGAGTGAGATTCAATGGTTGTTCTGACTACTTACTCACAGCCTATCATGTAATTAAACCTCATGAGAAGCTCAATCTGTGCAAAGGTGGCTATATGGTGGAGGACGTGGACTTAGCTGTAACATGTGGATCAGACCACGATGCAGTTGATTTCGCATTGATTAAAGTGCCTCCCGCCGTCTGGTCTAAGTTGAAAGTGGGAGTAGGTAAACTCGAGCCTATGACCAAGAAGACCCACATAACGGTTTATGGAGGGTCTGACTCTACAAGGTTGTTGAGTTCCTCCGGTCCTGCGTACAAAGGAAAAGCTGGATATGCCATCATTCATGAGGCATCTACCACAAAAGGCTGGAGTGGAACTCCCTTATACAGCGGCAACACCATTGTAGGTGTTCACACCGGCAGTGGCCAAGTTGGATACAGCAATCGCGCTGTAAATGTTAAATTGTTGCTAACCGCTGTATCTAAGTTCGAGACAATATTTTCTGAGATTTCCTATGGGGAGTTAGACGAAGATAATTATCTCCTTAGAAATAGGGATGACTTTGTGGAAGTAGAAATTCTGGGGAAAGGGAAATTCTTGCTCGGAGACTCAAGTTTTGTAGACATTACAGGAAAGTCTCTGGGTTGGGAGAAAGAGAAACGCGCAAGAGGTGAAGCATTATGGCATGACGCTAGTGATGATGACTTTTATGAGGATGCTAATTTCTTAGCGGACTTCTATAAAGACTCCAAAGAAACCGTCGATGACATTATGCTCGAGCATTTAAACTGCCAGCGGGTGGCCACAACTTCAAAAGTTGTGTCGCCACCCTCATTGAGCTTGCGTCCTATGAGTGGAAGAACCTCTCTGAGAGTATCTCCTCACGAGGGATGCCCCTTGCCGACGTTGGACGATCGAGTTGCAAGTTTAGAGAAACTGCTAGAAAGGAGCTTGGAGCAGCTGTTACAGCTGCAAGTTTCGAGTTCCCAGAACTCCAAGGATATAGCTGGCCTGACAGAGGTTCAAAAGCAGAGCGTGGCTCTCTCCTCTATCAAGCGGGAAGGTTCAAACCAACCCCCCCGCCAGGAAAACTCTACGAAGCAGTCGTCAAGCTTGCCCCAGAGTACCCAGAAACAGTCCCCAGAGCCTGCCTCAGGAGAGAGCAGTGGGATAAAGAAGAAATCGCGAAGGAAGCTAAGGAAATCGGACAAAAGAAAGTCAACCCCAAAGCCTCCCCCGGCGTCCCACTCTCCATCTTGGGTAAAACAAACAAAGAAGTGTTAGACAGGCATGGGGACCTAGTGTACATAGCAGTAGCGGAAAGAATATGTATGTTGGCTGAGGCTGATCTTGCAGATGCTCCAGATCCAGTGGACCTTGTGAAAGCTGGATACTGTGATCCGATAAGATTATTTGTCAAACAGGAGCCCCACCCACTCAAGAAGGTTGTGGAAGGGAGATTCCGTTTGATTTCTTCAGTATCACTAGTTGATCAACTAGTTGAGAGACTGCTCTTCGGCCCACAAAACGAAACCGAAATCGATCTCTGGCAATCAGTCCCGTCCAAACCCGGAATGGGGCTGTCGCAACCGTGGCAGGTGTCCGCTCTGTGGAATGACTTAGAGCATAAGCATAAGCTCAGTCCTGCAGCAGAGGCAGACATCTCCGGCTTTGATTGGTCAGTCCAATCATGGGAGATCTTAGCTGATGTGTGCATTAGGATAGATAGAGGGGGTTTTAAAGGTAACCTCCGTAAAGCCGCCCTGAATAGGTTCAAATGTTTCTCCAATGCTGTTTTCCAACTCAGCGACGGAACATTGATAAGTCAAGGCTTACCGGGTCTGATGAAATCTGGAAGTTATTGTACCTCGAGTACCAACAGCCGGATAAGATGTCTAATGGCTAAAATCATTGGAGCCCCGTGGTGCATTGCCATGGGCGACGACTCGGTAGAAGGATATGTTGAGGGCGCCAGGGAGATGTACGACTCTCTCGGCCACACTTGCAAGGATTATATACCTTGCAAAGCTGATCTAGACAAGTTAGAGGAAGTGAATTTTTGCTCCCACACTATAAGGAAAGACAGCTACTACCTCCAATCCTGGGCGAAAACCTTGTTTCGATTCCTCAGTCAACCTGAAGATGTCAATGAACTTGCTGTGGAATTGAAAGGATGTCCTGAATGGCCCCGGATATCCAAGTACCTCCGTCGGATTGGAAAGATCTCCGACAAAACTTCAGAAGGAGAGGGAAAACAAAATGACAGGCCGCAGGGTGAGAAGATCAAAGAAGAAATCCGGTCAAGAGACCACCACCCAGCAGAACCGACAGAGATCTGGTGGGAAACAATCCCAGAACCAAATGATTCAGGTCAAGAGAGAGAGGACCCCTATGGCTTCAACAGTAGTCATAGGGAGATCTTTCCCTGCAATCCACTCTGAAGGAACCCGCACTAGGGTGTGCCATACTGAACTAATTCGAGCAGTAGATATTAATACCATCTTTACTCTCAATTTCACATGGTGCATACCTAGTGCTTTTCCCTGGTTGTCTGGTGTAGCAGTCAACTGGAGCAAGTGGCGGTGGGTGAGCTTAAGGTTCACCTATATGCCCGCTGCCGCAACAACTACACAAGGGACCGTAGCGCTGGGTTATCTATATGATGCCCTGGATGCCGTTCCTGCCGCGTTACAACAGATGAGCAGCTTAGCTGGTTTCTCTACTGGAGCCGTATGGTCCGGATCTGAAGGATCTGTATTACTTAGAGCTGCCAATAAGAACGGAAATGTACCTGGCGCAGTAAGCTCTCAGCTAAATATTGCTGATCCGAGCAAGTACTATAGGTATGAGAACCTAACCAACTTCGCTGCAATAGCTGAAGGAACAAAGAACCTTTATGCTCCAGCTCGCTTGGCAGTCGCAGCGGCTAACGGTGCTGCCGACGTTGGAGGCGTCGGCACCGTCTACGCGACTTATGTTGTGGAATTAATTGATCCAATTAGTTCTGCACTCAACTCCTAGTGAACATCTCAGACACTATAACCGGAGACCTGGTGGTAAGGTAACCCACCCTCCTGGCAGATGAGGATTCTGCTACTCGCAACCGTGTTCATATTCGCGGTTTCGCTGAGATCATCATTCAAATATGTGGGGAGATCAATCTCCCCCCCTGACGTCGTGGGGTGCATGACGTGT